ACCAAAGGTTCCGCTGCCAAGCAGGAAGCCCATCAGCGGGTCCTTGTCAAGGGCGTAGGCACCACCCGCACCAAGAAGTCCACCCAGCCCCGCAGTACCGATGGTAGCACCCACGTCACCCTTAATGGCGCGAGCACCGATGGTGTTTGACTTCGTAGCACCGAGCAGGTAGCGGCCTGCGGTGTCAGCAAAGTTTGCATTGTTGATGGCCGGGTCGATTACCTCATCAATCACGTTGTTTGCTCGTGCCGCCGAGGTAGAGAACCCCTGGATGGAATTCTTGACCTTGCGAGCCTCTGCCTGCGCGGCCTTGGTTGGCTGCAGCCCAGCAGACTGGAGGATCTTTGCCTCGGTTGTAAGTTCCCCCAAGCGGGCTACCTGGGCTGAGCGAGCGGCATTTGCTTGACCGTAGTGGCGCTCGGCTACCTTCCTTGCGGTTTCTCGAATGGCCTTGTTACCCACAGCGCCAAGCGTTGAGCTTGCACCGCCGAGAACTGTGCCAAGTCCGGCACCAATTGCGGCATCACCTAGATCTTGCCGCTCGTTGAAGCCCCCGATGGCTCCCTGACCAGCCCCGATAACCGCACCGCTTCCAATGCCGGTTGCCATGCCAACGGCTCCAGCCGGCACCATACGGGCGATGTTGGCACCTGCACGAACCATGTTGCCGGCGGGAACAAGCGAACCAACCACTTGACCGCCATAGGAAGCGACTGGATTTGTTTCACGGTCATTTGCCTGCTGGTCATTAATGACCTGAAGAGCTTCGCCAAAGGATAGATTTCCTTCGCCCATCAGCTTGTCCAGCGCCATCATAATGCCGGCAGATGGGTACTTGTGAAGGCCCATCGTGGCGCCGGTTCCAACGCCACGAACAAATGGAAGAAATGCGTCCATTACTTGCTCCCTCGCGTGAACTTGCCGGTGGCAATCAGCGCTGCGGCACGATCTTCAGGCATCTGCGCGATCTTGCCGTCGCTCTTGCGAACTACCGTGACCATCTTGCCCTGCGGTGCCGGAGCAGCAGCAGGCGGAACTCCAGGAGGAGCGCCTGCGCCGAGGGCCTTCTTCTGCCCCTCGTAGAAGCCCTTTTCACCTGCAAGAGCAGCACGAACACCATCATAGCCGAGCGCGTTGATATCAAGCTTCTGGCCGGTGCGCTTCTCGTAGGCCTGAGCAACGCGGGCAACTTGACCAAGCTCACCAGGTTGCGACACCAGCTTGTCCCAGCCCTGCGAGAGCATGGTACCCAGCTTGGTTGGGAACTGCTTGTTCAGCTTGTCAAGACCCCCAATGGCCTTATCGAGGTCCGTGATGGAACTGTCAACACCGGCCATTCCACCAGCCACGGTGCGCACTTCTTCACGCTTGCGACGAGCCTCGTCGGCCTGCGCAATGCCGAGCTGTGCTTGAGCGATGGTCAGCTCAGCGGACTTCAGCGGCGTCATCTCGGCATTGAGACGTGCCTGAGCGAACCTCGGTGCATTCTCGATGTCGGGACCAAAGCGGTTCGTCAGCTCCTTCTGGGCTTCCTCCTGCGTCATTCCAAGCTTCACCAGCTCCTTCATCTTGGTGCTGATGAGACCCTTGGTATCATCCACGCTGAGGGACTTTGGGACCTCCATATCAAGCTGGCGAAGCAGCTTCTGCGTGGCAGCGTGTCGGCTTTCCTGGTCCTTGAGGTCAGCGTCACGCACCGTCTGCACCTTGGTGCGTAGGTCCGTGAGCTTCTCAATTGGAACACCCTGCGTAAGTGCCGCCTCGTAGATGCCGTCGTGGTCAACCTTGCCGTCCGGCTTGAGGAAGCGCTTGTCCTTGTAGAGACCTGCAACCGTCTTTGAAGCCTCGATCTGACGAGCGTCCTCCTCGCGCTTCTGAACACCCGCGCGGGTGCCCTCCTCGGTGGAGAGCTGTGCAGCGCGCTCAGAGGCAAGCTGCTGTTCGAGCAGCTGCTGATTCATGGCGGACTTCTCCATGAGCATGCGGAGATTAAGCCCCTTTGAGACGGCACCGGCTACATCAACCGGTGGTACTTGCGGTGCGCTCAGGGCGATGGATGGGTCGAGTGCCATAGTTGTTCCTTAGTCCCAGAGGTCGTCGTAGCCCTGAACCATCCCGCCGGTTGGGGCAGGCTTGTTTTGCCCCTTCAGCGCATTCAGGGTGAGCCAGTTGTTCATGCCAGTGTTGATACCCCCGACGAGGGCGTTCGTTGAGCCCATACGACCAGCGGCATTGGCAGCGGCAGCAGAGGTCAGGTAGTCGCTGGAGTTCGCAGCACCCTTCATTCCCATCTGGCCCATGGTGCTTGACCCACTGTTCAGCGAGGCGGCGCCAGCGTTACCAGCACCATTGCCAATACCCGCGATGCCGGACAGGCGGTCATAGAGAAGGGCCTTGTTCTTCATGAAGCGCTCGTTGGCGGCACCGTATTCCTGTGAGGCGGCACCTTGAGCGTAGTTCGTGATGTCCTTCATTGCCTGGCCACCCCAGCGGTTGCCGCCGGCGGCCTGTTGAGCACGAAGGTTTCGCTGCCCTTCATTCAGGCGCCACTCATACGAGGGGTCCTTGTAGATGTCCTGCCCATTGAACTGCTCCAAGAAGGTGCCTGCATAAGGTGCTGCGGCGGCTGCCATCTCGGCATCGGTGGCACCGTAGTTGGTCCCCATCAACCCGTAGGGGTCGCTTGAGGTGATCACATTCCCCTGTGCATCGACGGGCTGCCCTTGGGCATTCATGAACATTCCCGCCCCGCCAGCGCCTCCGACATCGCCTGATGGAGCGCGGTTACCGTAGCCACTTCGGGCTGGGCCAAGACCCATTCCGCCCATCAGAGCGGACAGCGCAAGGTTGCCACCGTAGATGGACGGTGTCTGCATCTGCAGACCACCCTTGATGCCGGCGGCCTGCATTGCCTGCGCTTCACGAGCCGCGGTAAGTTGGTCAGCGCTTGCCTCACGGCCCGCATTTGCCTGTTCTCTGGCTCCCTTGCGAGCGCTGTTCGCGCTAATCGCACCACCAACAACGCCAATGGCGGCACCAGCTACTGCACCCCAACTCATGATGTCACCTCAAGCTGCTTGTTCATTTGGAGCTCCTTCGCGCCTTCGCGCAGTTCCTTGTAGTGCTTAGCACGTTCTGGTTCGGCAATGATGACGTCGTCCTCAATTGCATCCAGGTCTGTTTCGTGGGTCGGGTGAAATGTTACCCAGGTGCAGCCACCGTCTTCATAGGTCATCACAACTCGCTTCTCACCGGCTGGGCTGATGAAGGTCATTGGGGCGACCATGTGCTCGGTGCCTCGTTCCGTGATGCACAGGCAGGAACCTGTCGTTAGCATCACGATGTGCTCAATGGCGTGCCTCTTACCAACCACAATTCGGTCAGGCGGAATGTAGAGCTCACGCATGTAAAGTCCATTCACGAACCGATGAACCGGTGTCATTCCCATCTCATCGAGGTGCTTGTCATCTACCGTGTCGGGCAGCGTGTGCATGTGCTGCTCAAGAGCGTAGATGCCAACGCGTGCCTTTAGCTCCACATCGGGGACCTCGAGAGCCTCAAAGGTGGCAAGGTCGAGGCGCTTTGGTCGATCAAGCAGCGCCAGGTCAGCATTGCGGGTCGGCGGAAGGTTAAGCAAGTCCATCTTGTATTTAACCCTTATGAGGTGCCTTGTTCAACATCGAGATAGGCACCGAGCAGCACCACATTGACGGGGTCATCGCAGGAAACGCGGAAGACCAGGTCCCGACCACGGCCAAGCCGCTGCCAGCGAGCACGAGCCACGTAGTTACCGATCTTTCCCATCGTGCCATAGATGGGGTTTCCGAAGGTGTGTCCACCATCTCGGCTTACCTCGAGAACAAGGCGTGGGTCAATGGTTGAAGTTCCAGTGCCCGGTTGAATATCCACCTGTAGGGTCTTGTAGAACACCATCGCCACCCCCGAACTTGAGTGGGCCGTCTGTCTAATGCGCCGCAGGGGCTGCCCGTTGTCCTCGAAGCACTCGTAGTCATACACGTAAACGTTGCCGTTTCGGTAGTCACCGATAATGTGCTCGCCGGCAAGGAAGCAGGAAACCTGCCCAAGGTGCCGCCCAATGACACCGCTGGCAATGGACTGCCGTTCGTGCCACTGCTTGGTGCTCATGTCATACACCCAGGTGGTGTTGGAGCCCGGAACGTTCAACTCGTAGAAGTAGTGTCCATCACGTTGGTAGCTGAAGGCGGTGCTGGAGCTGAGATCACCAAGCTGCTGAAGGCGAAACTCGATGGCGTGGTTGCTGACCCGAGTCGGTGAGTTGTTCTCCATTGAGTAGACAACGCCCTCACCTTGGTCGTTACCACCAAGCCAGAAGAAGGTAGCCGCAAGCTTGCGCACCGTCGCAACCGCGGTCACGCCCATGTTGATGACCTGGCCTGGGCTGAGGCTGAATGGTGCCGAAGCGCTAGCACCAGTGAGCGTCCAAGTTTCAATCGTCTTGCTGCCAAGCACGTAGAGCTGTTCGTTGTTCGAGATGACGGCAACAACGTTGTCAGGTGAGGACAACGCAGAACTTTCATTCAGCGGCGGGAAGTCAATGCTGTCAATGTCGCTGATGAAGAAGTTTGAAGAGTTTGGCACATCAAGAATGAAGTAGCCCCCTTGGTAGGTGACCGTCTGTGCTCCGTTGTAGAAGTTCGGATCATCAATGACGGAGATTACCGGAGCCAAGAGCGGCACGGTGTAGCCATTCGAACCATCTACGATAAGCAGGTGCTCCCCATTGTCCACCATCGAGATTGGACCGATGGAGGTGTTGAGGTTACCCGTAATCACCACTGGAATGCCCTCCGCCGAGGAGAGCTGGTAGAGCTCGTTACCGGAGACGATGAAGCACACATTGGACTGCGAGGAGGTGTAGGCACCACGAATGGGACCAAGCCCGATTTCCTGAACCTTACGAAGGCCGGGAGTGGAGTAAAGGGCCGCCACTTCACCGTTCTTGCCGCCGCCTTGGTCGTTCATCTCAGGGTAGAGATTCACGGTGCGAGCGCAGTCAAAGGTACGGCTGCGAGCCAGGTAGGACCCGCCAATGAATAGAAAGGGCGCCTTGTTGAGACGTTCCATTAGAACCTCCGACCGTGGTTGCGCTGCTGCAGAGCGGCCCCCGAAACTGAGGACTCGCCAACGGGAAGCTGCTGGTTGAGGCGCTTGATGGAGGCCTCAGCCTCATTCAGGGAGAGCTTCACGGAGTTCCCAACTTCTTTGCCGAATTCAGGGGCAATTTCAACTGCAAGCTTGAAGCGCAGGTAGCGCTCATAGCCAGGTGGCAGATTTAGTTCGTCGTCCAGCGTCGCGTAGGTGGCCAGCGGTTGCCACATCCAAAGTTCAACTGCATACTGCTGCTGAGGCACCGGCCAGACGCGGATCGTGCGAACTGGGTAGGAACCGCTGTCATAGAGCTTTGTTGGCCAGGAGGACTTAAGGTCCCGAATGACGATGTCAGCGTAGCGCTCATCACTGATGAGGCTCAGTGGCATAAACAAGGTCTGCCCCGAGGCTTCTGCTCCAACAACCGTGACCGTTGCCTCCGCATAGACGTTCGGCGTCGTCAGGGTGGCAAGGTAGACACCAGGATTTTCGTAGATGTGCGCCGGTTCGTGTTCAGTGCTTGTTGTTCCGTCACCAAAGTCCCAGGTGTACGAGAGGTCCACGCCGACACCGCTGAACTGAACTGGAGTTCCAGCCGTGCAGTTGTTCGTGAAGATGAATGCTGTTGCCATTGTCGTTCCTTACTAGATGGTTTCGCCGTAGCCGATGTTGTCAGCCGCACCAGCGCGTGGCGTCACATTTCCGTACAGGATGACCTTGGCCTGCTCGAGACGCATAGGGCGTGGAATGACCCAGTCAACGTTGGTAAGGTTGCCCTCGTTGTCATACACCGGGCCGAGAGTGTACTGGAGCTTGCCTGCCTCAAGTGGGAACCGATACGGGTTGAAGGTGTAGATGTTCAGGATGTCATTTGACATGCTGTCAACCAGTCCGTTCATGGACTTCATTGTGATGTCCATGTCCTGGGCAGAAGGTGTCTCATTGGCCTGCACTGCGTTGATGAGGCGAAGCGAGCCTGTCAGAAGTTGTCGCATTGTCGTCATGCCAAATCTCCAGGTTCCGGCAGGGTGTCGAGACCTCCCGTGAAGGTGATGTAATTCGAGGTAGGCTTGTTGCGGAACACCCGAGAGGTGCGGGCGATCGGCACCTGTTGGTTCATTCGCTTTAGGTTTGCTTCAGCCTCTTCGGCAACTAGCACCAGGTCTTGGTTGATTTCCTTGCCGAACTCAGCCGCAAGTTCCAGTGCCAGCTTGAACCGAATGTAGCGCTCGTAGCCCTGCGGAAGGTTTAGCTCCGCATCCAGGTCTGGTAGAGTACTTAGTGGTTCCCATAGCCACAATTCAACTGCCTGCTCCGTCCTTGGAATGGGCCAAACGCTCAACTTCCGAAGCGGATAGTCCCCGTTGTCGTAGATGCAGGTTGGCCACTGGTTGCTCATACCACGAAGGCGAATGCTCGCGTACTGCTCGTCATTCAGGGCCTTCAACGGCAGGAACAGGGTGTTTTCATTCGATGAGATGACGCGAAGACAGTGGTTGGTGACCGTTGGGTCGGTGCGAGCCCCAGCGTTGTTGTCCCGACGAAGGCTGACGGTGCGAGTGTACGGCTCATCACCACCCAGCATCGTGCAGGTGTAGCGCTCGCCTTCGGTCAGGCTTGGTCCGACAACAACCTCAATGACGACGGTTCCACCGTAGTTCAGCTGCGGTTGTGCGCTGACCCACAGGGAATCGGTCTCGCGGCACGGAAGGTAGCACGTAAACTGCTGGTAGCCGTACTCGGTGTCGTTAAAGGAGCGAGTTGTGCCGATTGCCATTGGCACGGCATTTGGCGCTGGATATTCCGTGCTTGCGCCACCCGCCCAAAGGCGGCTGCCATCAACTTCGCGCGCGGCAGTCGTCAGGATCTCGTCCATTGTTGGCGGGGGACCAAACGGAGCGCCGGTCTGCGGTAGGAAGGTGTAAACCTCAAACGGAGCGCTTTGAATGTAGCCGGACACCCCAACGTCGCCATCGTAGCCGTTACGAAGAGTGAGATAGACGTACGAGTTGTAGTTCGTTGTTAGGCACACCGGCTCAGGCGATGGTGCTGGCGGGACGCCAATATCAGCACAAACAGGAACCTCAAGGTCAAGGACAACACCGTTGATTTTGATTGGGAGTTTCATTGTAGGTCCTTTGCCTTTGACAGAATGGCGTCAATCTCGTCAGCAGTGTAGCCATCCTCCACCAGGTGCTCACGGCTGAAGGCGCCGTTTTCTCGTAGCAGGTGCGCTGGGTCCAAAATCCAGGCCGGCACTTCAAACTTGAAGTTCTCAGCCTTGCCACAGACGCAATCAAAGGCTCCTTGAATGACGATGTGCCCGTCAATCAGTGAAGCTGTGGCGCCACGGTACTTAAAGCCAAGGGCAGCGGCGTACTTCTTTGCCGGAGTGTTAGCGTCAAGAATAGTTTGAAGGTCCATCTTACACTCCAGTCGTTGAGCCAATGAGGGCGGTGACTGGGTTCAGCATCAGCTTGGACTGCTCAATGCGCATTGGTCGCTTTGTGTCCCAGTCACCGCCCTCACCGAGGGTGTATTCGAACTGGCCTGGCACCAACAGAAACCGCTTTTGCACAATGACGTGAATGTTCAGCAGGTCGTTGGACTTGCTTTGCATCAGCGCGTTCAGCGATTCAAGCGAGATGTCCATGTCCTGCGCGGAAGGCACCTCGTTGGCTTGCACCACGTTGATGAGGCGAAGAGCACCCGTCAGCAGTTCACGTGTCGTTGTCATGTTAGCTAAACGAGAGGCTGCCCATCATCACGTAGGATGGGCGGTTGCTGAGAGGACGGGTGCCGGCACCGACCATTTCGCCGTTCTTGAAGAACTGTACCTGGTTTAGCGAGTCGCTGAACACGATGCCCAGAATATCCCCTGGTCCCCACATCCAAGGCGAACCCTGCCCACCAAAGGCCGGTGAGAAGATGTCTCCGTTGTTCTGGTAGATGCCTGCGTACTGGCTGCCCGCGTAGTTCGCATTCTTGTTGAACGCCGGCGAGTCTCCAGGTGCCTCGACAAAGATGCCCACGTACAGCTGTGGTGTTGTATCAACGCCGCTTGCGTTGTCGCCGATGTGTATCTCACAAGCCCAGGTGGTGCTGTCGCCAAGTGGTCGTGCCGTTCCACGGAAGCTCTGCGTGCCAAAGGTCTCGAAGAACACGCTGAACTCGTCAGGGTAGATAACCTCGTTGCCCTCGCCAAAGGAGGGCTGCTCCATCAAACCACCGGTGTTCGAAGCCGAGCCAAGCGATGAGGTCTGATAGGCGGCCCAGTAGGTCATCTCGCTCTGTGCCGTCTTCATCTTGAAGCAGAAGTTAGCCGCCTCGGTCACCGTGATGTAGCTCTCCTTTGTGGTCGTACCTGACAGGCCGTTCTCAGTAATGGTGAGCGCCACGGTAAACACACCCGGAGCGGTGAACGTGTGCGTTGGGTTCTCCAAGGTTGAAGTAGTCCCGTCACCAAAGTTCCAAAGGTAGGACTTCATAGCTGAGTGAAACTCACGGTAAGTGGTGCGTCACCGCCCAGGGGTGTTCCGCTGAAGTTAGGCACCGGCGGCGTAAGAATAAGCGGGTGCAGCATCAGCTTGGACTGCTCAAGCCGCATTGGGCGCTCGGTGCTCCAGTCACCACCTGGTCCAAGGGTGTACTCAAACTGGCCAGGAACCAGTAGAAAGCGATGTGGAGTGAACGTGTGAATGTTCAGGAGTTCAGTGGACTTGCTGTCCATCAGCGCGTTGAGAGCCTCGAGTGAGATCTCCATGTCCTGCGCGGAAGGCACCTCGTTGGCTTGCACCACGTTGATGAGGCGAAGAGCACCCGTCAGCAGTTCACGTGTCGTTGTCAAGGGTGCCTCCGGTTTAGTCCATTATTTAGCACGAAGGGCTCGCGGTCTCTCACGAGATGGCGAGCCCTTCAGGGTTCCGAAGAACCCAATCAAGCAGCGATGAGGCCCAGAGCAACGAGTGC